CTCTTCAACATGCGCAACATCTTCGGACAGGTCGAGCACGTCGACGGCTGGAAGATCTCAGCAACGCAGACCCGCCAGAGCAACTTCGTGTCGAAGGTGTTCGGACCCACATCAGAGACGCACACAGACGCGGATGCTGTCCAGAAGGACTTCTACCAGCAGCGTGGATTTGAATCCAACGATGAGGGCGGCACAGGCGACATGCGGGACCTCGTCAGGAAGGGCGTGCTTGATCCTCCGATCTCGGGCCCAGCCAAAGTCAAGGCAGACGACGATGTCACCCGGGACGATGCCTCCTTCTACGATGAGACCTGAACATGGCAAAGGGCACAGATCACTACATCGGCTTCGTCAACGATCAGCGGGTTCCCACTGGACGTGAGGGGGACAATGTTCCTGAGGCGTTCCACATCCCGGCAGCTGGGATCGAGGACGTGGACCGAGCCATCTACGACCTCTTTGAGACGCAGATCCCGTTCCAGGTGGCACAGCGTGGAAATCAGGGCGGCCTCACACAGTCTGCCAAGGGCGCGTCTGATGCAGTTGTCAAGGTCCCTGTGATCTTTGCCACGGGTGAGAGGTTCGCACACGTCAAGAAGCTGCTCCCCTTCAGGGACAGCAACAACACGATCATCCTCCCAGTCATCTCAGTCGGCAGGAAGTCCCTCAGCGTCGGAACACCCCAGATCATGCCCGGCATTACACATCGAGGTGTGAGTGACTTTGTTCTGACGAGGCGGCTCGCGAAAGATGACCGCGACTACCAGCGCCTCCTCAACAAGATGAAGTACAGGAACGCCTCTGACATTGCCTCTCGGTCGAACTTCGCGCTACAGGACATCGCGCCGGGCAACCAGGCACTTCCTGGAACAATTGCCTCCAGGAGGAACGGCAACAACCTGTCCTACACGGACCTTGAGGACGACGAGCCGCTGCTGACGCGACTGGGTGACAACATCTTTGAGATCATCACCATGCCGTACCCGATCTTCTTCTCGGCGTCGTACGAGGTCACCTTCTGGACGCAGTTCACGCAGCACATGAACACGCTGATCGAGATCTTCCTCTCTGCCAGGACTGGTGTGGGGCAGGAGTACAAGATCAAGAGCAAGAAAGGGTACTTCTACATTGCTGAGCTCGAGTCGGCTGCCGCCCTGAACAACAACACAGACAGCTTTTCGGACGAGGAGCGGATCATCAAGACCTCGTTCACACTGAACGTGATGGGGTACATCATTGCTACCAAGCATCCCGGGCAGACGTCGCCGTTCAGGCGGTTCCTCTCAGCACCGGTCATAGACTTCCAGACCATCCAGACATCCGGTGAGCTAGAGGTTCCGCTCGACAACAGCGTCCCCTCGGGTGATGAGAGCAAGTTCATGCTCGCCGACATCAAGGAGCTGGACGGTCTGGGTCGAGAACCGCTGGCAAGGGGAGCGGAGTCGGCGTCTGTTCCCGACACGATCCAGGATCCATTCACGGGCTCACGCGTTCGTGTGGTGAAGCGCCTACCCAGACATGGTGAGACTGTCTCCTCTGGGAGGCTCATCGTTGATCTAGAGAGGATTGGCCGCTGACACTTGCATTCCTTCTCAATACTTAGAAAGAATACAAGACCGCGGGAGCGTTCAATGGCCGAGCAGACTTTCCTCTCTCCGGGCTTCTTTGAGACCGAGATCGACCTCACCCAGCGAGTGCAGGAAGTGACGGGTGTTCCGGGCGGCGTGGTCGGATTCGCGGAAAAGGGGCCCGCCTTTGTCCCCGTCACGGTGGGATCCTTCACCGACTTCCAGCGCAAGTTCGGAGGCCTCGACGACGACAAGCCGGCGACCTACGCTGCGTACGAGTTCCTCAAGAACAAGACGGCCCTCACCTTCGTGAGGGTCCTCGGTGCGGGAGGCAACGCCACACTCGCTGACATCTCTGCCACGAAGGCGCAAGGCACCGTCAAGAACACCGGCTTCAAGATCGCTGGGACCCAACTCAGTGTCCCCGGGGCTCAGGCCACAGCGACGATCACTGTCACTAACGTCTCACTGATCACCAACGACGACAGGATCCAGACGATCGTAGACAACGGTGCATCTCCTCAACATGCTCGAATCATCTACGACACAGCGGCGACCACCAATACTGTAGTCACTGGGGCAGGCACTTCTGCGTCCCCGTTCTTCATCACAGTCGGGTGCTCCATCACTCTCTCTACTGCGCAGGTCGCGGGTCTCATCAAGACTGCGGTTGACAGCCTCGCCACCGCCGGCCTGCGAGTGTCAGCCGCAATCGTGAGCTCGACAGTCACTCTGACGCAGCTCGAGGCCGGTGACACCGGTAACACCACAATCGTGACACTTGGAGCTGGCGGAGGTGCATACGCCTCCACCGGAATCACCGTGTCAGCGACCTTCACTGGCGGAACTACTGATCGGCGCCACAATGGATCGGTGCAGTTCATCGCCGCCAAGCACATCGTGACGGCGAATGAGACTGTCGGATTCCCGATGTTCAGCGACAATGTGTCCTTCAACGTCGGCGGCTCACCCGGCTCAGACACCGCCCTGCTCGTCAGGGCGATGATCCTCGTTCCCACTGGAACGAGGATCCAGGTCCTGGACCACAACCAGAGCTACACACCGGCCAACATTCTGGACGACACTGCTGCGATCGGCGTCAGCACGCTCAGCAACGGAATGGACGGCAAGTTCAAGCTCATCATCTCGTCCTCAGCTCCCGGGTTCGACACAGCTGAGGGTCTGACGAGCATTCGGATCTACACAGCGTCACTCAATCCGAGGAACCGCGACTACGTCTACAACGTCCTGAACACGGATCCCAAGTCCTTCCAGACGGATCAGCACCTCCTCTACGCTCATTTCCCAGTGGACCCGGAGATCGCCGAGGTGACGTCCACCGGTCAGGGCGTCGCGATCATGTCGGGAAGCAGCCGCGTCTCTCTCGCGTCGGGTGACACGACACAGTCACTCTTGAACGCCTTCGGTCGATTTGACACTCGGTATCGCGCAGCGCGATCCACGTCGTTCATCTCGCAGCCCTTTGGCAACACCGAGCACGACCTCTTCTACATCGAGGCACTGGACGACGGCGCGTACGGCAACACACAGGTCAAGGTCTCCATCGCCAACCTCCGCAAGTCGGAGGATCCGAACAACCCCTATGGGACGTTCGATGTGCTCGTCAGGCGGTTCACCGACACTGACTCCAACATCCAGACGCTGGAACAGTTCGCGCAGTGCGATCTGAACCCGAGGAGCGACAGGTACATCGGCCTCCTGGTCGGCGATCGCAAGGTCGCCTACGACTTCGACGCTGAGAACGACGCAGAGCGCCGATTCATCGTCACCGGAAGGTACGCGAACAAGTCAAGCTACATCAGAGTGATCGCCTCTGAGGGTGTGGTCAACTCAACCATCCCTGCGGCGTCCCTCCCTTTCGGCTTTAGGGGAGTGCCCGTCCTCAAGACGAGCGACACCATGACGGACAGCGCCACGCCCCTTGCGGGGCTTGGATCTGCCGGTTCAGCTGCCTCGGACCGACTCAACGTTGTCAAGAACAACCCCGCCTCAGACCCGGACTTCCAGTACTCCATTCTTCCTCCGATCCCATACAGGTTCAAGGTGACGCGAGGCTCTGTCTCCTCCACAGCGACCTACACGGGCGATGTCGGTGTCAACGAGTCCGTGGACGCTAACCTGTTCTGGGGTGTGAAGTTCGAGATGTCTCCTGACGCGTCTGTTGTCGCGGATGCAGCCCTCAACTCGAACGCTGGATCCGATGCCAACAATCTCATCTCGAGCTACGCCAGGCTCCTCGGCATCCAGGCCCTCGACACGCTCGTGACGGGATCAGGCGCTGACACGTTCAGCAACAACAAGTTCAGCCTCGCCCGCGTGGCTCTGCTGGAAGTGCCGATCAACAAGAACGTCGCGAATGCGCTGACAGACACCGCGGAAGAGCACATGCTCGGTGCCGCCTACATTCGCAACGGGATCCCTGATGCGATGATCTACACGATCGAGGACCCCCAGGTTCCCGGTTACGATAGGATCACGCTGGCCTCGATCCTCGCGCTGACCAGCTCTGTCTACTTCAACAGGTTCAGCAACTACGCCAAGTTCACCAACTTCCTCTACGGTGGGTTCGACGGCGTCAACATTCTCGACGCTGACATGGCGATCCTGAACGATCGAGCGACCTCCTCAGATGTGGGTGGCAAGGCGCTCACGTCGATCGACATCGGAATCGTCAACCCCGCCGGCGTGGGCAGCACCAACAACGGCGCTGCCTCGTACAACACTGCTGTGGACATCATCACCAACCCGCTGACCACGAGGATCAACCTCCTCGCGATCCCCGGAATCAGGGACCCGCTGATCACCGACTACGCGATGGAGAGCGCGAAGAACTACGGACAGGCCGCATACATCCTCGACATCCCGTCCTACACGGAGGACACGATTCGCGTGTTCACGAAGGACGGAAGCAGGCCGGATGTGCAGACCACCGCAGACCAGTTCTCATCGCGTGCGATCGACAACAATTACGCTGCTACCTACTTCCCTGACGTCTCGCAGGCGGACCCCGTCACCGGAAGGAGGATCAACCTCCCCTCCTCGGTCGCAGCCCTCGCAGGCATCTCCTACAGCGACAAGGTGTCGTACCCCTGGTACGCGCCGGCAGGATTCAGCAGGGGCGCGTTGGGGTCAGTGACCAACACCCAGGTGCGACTCAACTCAGCGGACCGCGACACTCTGTACGTGGCGCGGATCAATCCGATTGCACGCATGCCCGATGTCGGGTACGTCATCTTCGGCCAGAAGACCCTGCAGGTCTCTAAGAGCTCGCTGGATCGCCTGAACGTGCGTCGCATGCTCCTCGAGGTCAAGCGCATCGTGAGTGACATCGCGATAAGCATTGTCTTCGAACAGAACACACCCGCAACCAGAGCGAGGTTCGTGGACGCTGTCAGGCCGCAGCTTGCGATCATCCAGGCACAGCAGGGCGTCGAATCCTTCAGGGTGACGATGGATGCCACCAACAACACAGAGCTGGACATTGAGTCCAACCGCCTGAACGGTCGGATCGTGATCGTGCCCACCCGCGTGATTGAGTTCATCGCCGTGGACTTTGTCATCACGAACGCGGGCGTCAGCTTCGAATGATCAATAGATACAAAGAAGCACAGAGATAGGAGCTCCACCCCATGCCCGAGTTGACGTTCAAGAGCGCAGGTGTTGGCAGCCGAGAGATCGACCTGAGCGGTCCCACGGCGACCAGTCCCGTTGGGACACCTGCAGGGGTGATCGGCACGGCCGGAAAGGGACCTGCGTTCGTTCCTGTGACAGTTGCATCCCTCTCTGACTTCACTGCTGTCTTTGGAGACATCGACAGCACGAAGTTTGGGATGATTGCGGCGAGAGAGTGGCTCAGGAATGCCACTGCGCTCACCTACACACGCGTGCTCGGTGTGGGCGACGGCACAAGAAGGACCTCATCCGGCGTCAACGCAGGCAATGTCGCAAATGCCGGATTCGTGGCTGGCTCGGCGCAGGTCCAGGCCAACGGCATTGTCGGGAAGAACCCCTATGCCTATGAGAATGGGCCTCTGGGACGCACTTACTTCCTCGGAACCTTCATGTCAGAGTCGCTGGGAAGCAAGTTCTTCTCCAGCGCAGGCATCCAGAACAAGAATGACAACCAGTCTGTGCCTATCATCCGAGGCGTGATTCTTGCAGCCTCGGGTGTGGTCATCAAGATGTCCTCATCCTTCAACGGCAACAACACCTTTCTGGATGCGGCCTCCAACAGCGCAATCAGGGGTCTGATCACTGGCTCGGTGGGAGCGGGGCAGTCCTTCGTCCTCCTCCTCAACGGCCACAAGAGGAACGACCAGTACAACAGCTTCATCACTGCGTCGTTCGACGTTGACAGTCCCACCTACTTCGCCAACAAGCTCAACACCGATCCCCTGCAGTTCGAGAAGTCGGGCCACCTCCTCTACACGCACTACGACATTCACCCGGCGATCGCGGTGGTCACCGGCGCGGGCGTCCACACACCCGGCTTCTACGAGAGCAAGTCAGACCTCAACGGCTTCACAGGCGATGAGCGGTTTAGTGAGACCGCCTTCATCCTCTCCTCATCCCTCACACACAACAGTGGGTCGACGTCGATCCCGAACTTCGAGGGCTTTCAGGACAGGTTTAGGACCGCGTTCGCACCCTATGTGACCTCACAGATGATCGGTGGGTCGCCCCGTGATCTGTTCAGAGTCCACTCACTCAACGACGGTGAGGCACCCACCACAGAGGGGAAGATCTCAATCGTCAACATCTCGAAGCCCACCTCCAACACGCTGTACGGCACGTTCGACCTCCTGGTGCGTGCCTTCGATGACACCGATGAGAACCCCACTGTCCTCGAGCAGTTCCGTGGCCTCACGCTGGATCCCAACTCCACCAATTACGTCGCGCGAAGGATCGGCGACAAGCACACCTACTTCGACTTCGACCGCGCTAACCGCGCGCAGAAGATCGTGGTGGACGGTGACTACGACAACGTCTCACGGCGCATCAGGGTGGAGGTCTCCAACGCCCTGCGCAACGAGGAGATCCCCGAGTACGCGCTGCCGTTCGGATTCCGCGGGCCGAACCACCTCGTGACAAGCGGCTCGAGCATCTTCGAGGTCGGCGCGGGCGAGGGATACGTCACCGCGAAGCCGCAGCCCGCCTTCCTCGCCTCCGCGGTCGTCCCGCCCATTCCCTTCCGAGAGTCTCTCACGATCGGCGCTGGGACGAGGAAGACAGCCTCCTCCAAGTACAACTGGGGCGTGCAGTTCAACAGGCGGACCTCGCTGGACCAGCCGAACCTGCCCAACAGTGCGGACTCCACGATCAACAGCCACACCAAGTACTTCCCCGACTACCACACCAACTTCCAGTCCCCTTGGGTCGGAAACAACAGCGGTGAGGCTGATGTGGCAGGCACGGTGTACGACTCCGATCGCTTCAACAACAACTTCTTCTCTCTGGAGAGGGTGCGCGTTGTGACGGGATCGGACACCTACGCCGATCCTCGGACGTCAGCTTGGGTGAGCGCGGAGTACGTCAGGAACGGCGTGGTGGGCGTCGACGCGGCGAACAAGACCCGCGCTCTGTCTGTAGAGGACCTCACGATCTCTGCCAACCGCGCGTACGCGAAGTTCAGCTTCTTCCTCCAGGGTGGGTTCGACGGCGTCAACATCTTCGATGCCCAGAAGACGGCCCTCTCCAACCTCGCCGCGAAGAGGGAGATGGACGACTCCACCAACCAGGGTGGGACCTCCGGACCCACTGTGGCCTCCATGCGGAAGGCAGTCGACACGCTGACTAATAAGTCTGACGTGGACATCCACCTCCTCGCCATTCCCGGGATGAGGCACCCCTCAATCACCGACTACGGGATCACCGCGGTGGAGAAGAGGTTCGATGCCATGTACATCATGGACATCGAGGAGAAGGACACCCTCAACATCATCGTCACCTCATCCCTTCAGAGTGTGAGCGTCACCAACACGACCGCAAACTTCAGGAGCAGGGCGCTGGACTCCTCGTTCGCTGCTGCATACTTCCCGGACGTGATCATGACGGTGGACAGCACGACTGGGCTCACTCAGCAGGTGCCGCCCTCTGTCGCGGTCCTGGGCGCCTACAGCCAGAACGACAAGCTGGCCTACTCCTGGTACGCGCCCGCCGGCGTCACCCGCGGCGCTCTTTCCACCTCCCAGAGCGTCGCGGTCGACCTCTCCAGGGACAACTTGGACACGCTGTATGACGCCAAGATCAACCCGCTGGCGTACTTCGCCGGGCAGGGAGTCCTGGTGTGGGGACAGAAGACTCTGCTCGCCACGGAGTCCGCGCTGGACCGAGTGAACGTCAGACGCCTCCTGATCGAGATCCGCAGGCAGGTCCGCGCCGTTGCGAACACCATCCTGTTCGAGCCGAACAGGGAGACCACGCTCGCCACCTTCCGGTCCCGCGTCAGCCCCATTCTCCAGCGCGTCCAGGAGGCCTCGGGCGTGGTGAGGTATCGGATCCAGATCGACACCACCACCACCACGCAGGCGGATGTGGAGAACAACACGATCAGGGGCAAGATCTACCTGCAGCCGACCAAGACCGCAGAGTTCGTGGCCCTGGACTTCGTCGTGACCAACACGGGCGCTGAGATCTAGCGTCGCCTAGCTGATCTCAAGGGCGTAGATGAGGTTCTGGCATCCCCAGATCTTCTCTACGCCCGCTTTGTTTGCGACATCCGCCTCGCTGAGGCCCTGCGACCTGTCCGCACGGAACTTGAACCTGTCGTAGCGCCTGTTCATGTCCGTCCACCAGAACCGAGGTGAGGTCCTCCCAGTGAGCTGCATGCCGCACGCCGCGTACCCGTGACCGTCGCCCACTCTGGTGTCCACGTAGGTCATGATCTGCTTGATGCCCAGACTGCGCGCGTGATCAATCACACGGCTCATGAGCCTGCTAAGACCTCCTGGAACTGAGGTGTGCAGGTCGCACGCGAACCTGGCAATCTCCAGGTCGTTCCTCCTCATTCTGACCTTCGGGCGCCTGACCGAGATCGCTGCGACCACCTTCCCCTCAAACCGAAGGCACCAGGCTCGAGATGCAGCTGCGTCTCCTTCCAGGTGACACTTGGTGAAGAAGTCCCTGCGTTCTCTTGGCCCCATCGCCTCGATGATGCACCTCCTCGCACCTACTCGCCGGCTGGGCCTTCCAAGACGAGCGCAGATCATCGACATGACGACCTCCTTCCTGTCTCGCCACTCGTCTGAGAAGACCTGCAGGAGTCGAATTCCTTTTGTCTGACATGCAGACTGCTTCTCGGCGTGCGACCGCTTGCCAGATCGCCGCTCAGTGTGCCAGTACAGGCCGTGATGCTCGACGCCGAATGACGCCCGAGGAACAAACACGTCGATCTCCTTGGGAGCGATGGCGACGCGATCAGACCAGCACTGCTCTCCCAGGCTCCTGATGTACTCACTGATCTCCTCCTGAGGAGAGGAGACGGGACGACAGGTCGGGCACGGGTTGCAGGAGATCTGGTAGAGCGATGTGACTCGCATCACGCCGCACGTCCTGCACTGAACTGCCACAGTCCGCTCAGCCACGCCCGTGTAGGACTCGGGGCCCGACACGACGTCCAAGCCAGCGGCGGACGCACGAGAAAGGACCTCCTCCCAGGGAAGCATCCTCGAGGCGGAGATCACATGAGAGGATAGAAGCTTCGACTCACTGACCCGCAGGGACATCCGCATCACACGATCGTCTGTCTCCTTTGTCCGGCCAAAAGACCACGGCACGGCCCTGCCTGTCTGATAGGACAGCCGCAGAGAGGCAGCTGCTCTCGCGATCCTCGGATCTGCCTTCGTGAGGCCGAGCGCCCAGCTGCGGGTCCCCTCTGCGACTCTCACCTTGTGAC